AATTATCACAGATTGGCAAGGGATCATTTTTCTGAAACTCTGTACCAGTTTCTTTTACAATCCTTAATATCTCTAGTCTTAACTCTTCATCATTAAGATGATTACTTTCCACCATCCAACATCTCCCTCATAGTATAAACTTGTTGTACAATTTTATCATGATTAGGATGTGATTTGTTCCAATATGGACCAGCTTTATCATTCATTATCTGATCTATTTCAGTTTGAATATCCTCACTTCTATCTTGATTTTCAGATTCTGTAGATAATATTTTATCTTCTGACATCATGTTTGCTATCTTTGCAAAACCTTTGATGACATCAATATTATCTCCAAGTCTACTTCCATCTGCTAGTTGCATCTCAAATACTTCTGGTGAGAGATTGGCAGTAGCTAATGATTTGGCTTTAGCAATATTTGCATCATACTCTCTACCCCATTCTTGTCTAAGTAAGTTTTGAGCTTGAGCTTGTGAAGTTTCTGCATCAACTTTTGCTTGTTGAGTTTGAGCTTCCATATTATTTTTATAAAAATCTAAAACACCTTTTGCTTGTTCATTGTTTAAACCTAATTTAAAAGATTGTTCTTGAAAACTTTTGATTGCTTGTTCATCTAAAGAAACAACATCTGATTTTACATCTAATGAATATTTATCTGAAGATTCTGGTCTACCCATTTTCATATAGGCTTCTTCCCATTGGTCTTCAGTAAAATTTTTATTAGGCACAATCATTTTATCTTGTCCAATCATTCTAGTTGCATTGATGTATGACTTTGCAAGTGCATCTATCTCTGTGAACTTTTCAATATTAGGATCATTTCTATAAGTCTCACTTATAGATTCTTTCCAAGTTGATTGTGTGGGTTGTGGTGCAGGGGTGTCTGCTTTGGCAACTGGTGTTGTTGTTGCTGGTTGTGCTTCTGTAGTTGTCTGTTCTACAGGCACAGTTTCCTGTGTTATCTGTTCGCTTGACATTTTATTTATCCTTTTTTTGCAGCATTGATTTTATAAATAGAAGAACGCTGCGTTGTCCTTCCATATATGCAGATTCATGGCTATCACCTTTTATATTTGTGGTAGTCATAAAATGGCATCTCTTCTCAAGATCAGACATAACTCTTTTGCCTTCGTCTGAATTGAATATTGTTTTATAATCTGTTTGTAATTCTTGTAAGTATTTCTCTAGTTGTTTTGTGTCCATACTATTCACTTTCTGCGTTTGCTACTGCTCTTGCTTCTTCTGGCAATACTTTCGCTAGTGGTGCTATATCTCCTCCTGCTTTGGCAACTTGTTGCAGTTGTTGCATCTGTGCCATTTGTTCTTGTTGTTGTGCTGCTTGTTCTCTTTCAGCGTTTACTTGTGATTGTAGTTTTAAAACTTTTTGCGGAACTCCTACAAGATCAGCAACATGTTTAACTAACGCATCAAAGTTTATGTAATCAAATACTGGAGCAACATTAGCAAGTGATCCTAATATTTCTATTGCTCTAGTTATTGATGAAAGCTCTGTACCTTTTTGTGCTTTGGCTAATGGTGA